GCCCTATGCCCGCAATGCCCGGACCCACACCGCGGAGCAGGTCGCGCAGATCGCGTCGAGCATCCGCGAGTGGGGATGGACGAACCCGGTGCTGATCGACCCCGATGGGACGATCATCGCGGGACATGCGCGCGTGATGGCGGCTGAAAGCCTGAAGATCGCCGAAGTTCCGGTGATGATCGCCACCGGGTGGAGCGAAGCGCAGAAGCGGGCCTATGTGCTCGCCGACAACCAGCTTGCGCTGAATGCCGGCTGGGACGAGGCGCTGCTGAAGGTTGAGGTCGCGGACCTGCAGGGCATGGGCTTCGACCTGCCCCTTCTGGGCTTCGAGGCGGGCGACCTGGACCGGCTCCTCGGCGCGCCGGTTGCGCAGGGGGCGCCACAGGGCGGGACGCGGGCGGAGGGGGAAGACGACCCCGCGGACGCGGAGCCGACGCCACCACGCGCCGCCGTGACGCGGACGGGCGACCTCTGGTGCATGGGCGGGCAGCGCCTCCTCTGCGGGGACAGCACCCGGGGGGAGAACGTCGAGCGCGTCCTCGCCGGCGACGAGATCGCGCTGCTGTTCACGAGCCCGCCCTACGGCAACCAGCGGAACTACACCACCGGCGGGATCTCGGACTGGGATCGGCTGATGCAGGGGGTGTTCGGCGCCGCCGGCGGCTTCGTCCGCGCCAACGGGCAGGTGCTGGTCAACCTCGGTCTGATCCACCGCGAGGGCGAGTGGATCCCGTACTGGGATGGCTGGATCGGCTGGATGAAGGCGCAGGGCTGGCGCCGGTTCGGGCTCTACTGCTGGGACCAGGGACCCGGGCTGCCTGGCGACTGGAACGGCAGGCTCTCGCCCGCCTTCGAGTTCGTCTTCCATTTCAACCGCGAGGCGCGGCGGCCGAACAAGATCATCCCCTGCCGCTGGGCAGGGCACGTCAACGAGTCGCACGGCGGCATGCGAGCGAAGGACGGCACGGTCGGCGAGTGGGTGCATGCTGGCCGCGGCGTCCAGGACTTCCGGATCCCCGACAGCGTCCTGCGAATCACCCGTCACAAGGCGCGCGGGATCGAGACGGAGCACCCCGCGGTGTTCCCGGTGCTGCTGCCCGAGTTCGTGATCCAGTCCTACACCGACCCCGGCGAGGTGGTGTTCGAACCCTTCGGCGGCTCCGGTACCAGCCTGCTCGCGGCGGAGCGGAACGCGCGTCGCGGTCGCGCCATCGAGCTTGCCCCAGCCTATGTCGACCTCGCCGTCGCGCGCTGGAAGATGCTCCACCCGGATGCGCCGGTGACGCTGGACGGCGACGGGCGAACCTACGAGGCGATCGCCGCGGAGCGGCAGCGGGAGGGCGTCGCCGATGCCGCATAGCCTGGCGATCGAGACCTTCCCCCTCGTCGCGCTGATCCCCTACGCGCGGAACGCCCGCACCCATTCGGATGCCCAGGTCGGCCAGATCGCCGCCAGCATCCGCGAGTTCGGCTTCACTAACCCGGTCCTGGTGGATCGCGGCGGCGTCCTCATCGCCGGCCATGGCCGCGTCCTGGCGGCCAAGCTGCTCGGCATGGTCGAGGTCCCCGCCATCCGGCTCGGCCACCTGACTGAGTCCCAGGCTCGCGCGCTGCGCCTGGCCGACAACCAGCTGGCCCTCAACTCGGGCTGGGACGAGGAGATGCTCCGGCTCGAGCTGGGCGACCTCCGCGGCATCGGCGTCGATCTGTCGCTCCTGGGCTTCGGCGAGGGCGACCTGGCGCGGCTGATGGGCGGTGGCCGCGGGGGCAAGACCGACCCGGACGAAACCCCCGAGGTTCAGGCCACGCCGGTGTCGCAGCCCCTCGATCTCTGGATCCTGGGCGGCCATCGGATCATCTGCGGGAGCAGCACCGACCCGGCGACGGTCGAGCGGGTCCTCGGCGCGGTGCGGCCGCACCTGATGGTCACCGACCCGCCCTATGGCGTCGAGTACGATCCGGCCTGGCGCAATCGCGCCGGCGTCAGCACGACGAAGCGCACCGGCGTGGTGCTCAACGACGACCGTGCGGACTGGCGTGAAGCCTGGGCGCTGTTCCCGGGCGAGGTCGCCTACGTTTGGCACGGCGCGCTGCACGCAGCGACGGTGGCCGAGAGCCTGATGGCCAGCGGCTTCGAGATCCGGTCGCAGATCATCTGGGCGAAGGACCGGCTGGTGCTCGGCCGCGGCCACTACCACTGGCAGCACGAGCCCGCGTGGTATGCGGTCCGCGGCAAGGGGCACTGGGCCGGCGACCGGAAGCAGACGACCCTCTGGCACATCGCCACGAAGGGCCAGGACAGCGACACGGTGCACAGCACCCAGAAGCCGGTCGAGTGCATGCGCCGGCCGATCGAGAACAACAGCAGCCCGGGCCAGGCGGTCTACGAGCCCTTCAGCGGATCCGGCACCACCATCATCGCCGCGCAGCAGACCGACCGGTGCTGCCACGCGGTGGAGTTGAACCCGCTCTACGTCGACGTCGCGGTGCGCCGCTGGCAGGCCTTCACCGGCCAGGTCGCGCTCCTGGATGGAGGCGGTACCTTCGCGGAGACCGAGGCGGAGCGGCTGAAAGCAGCAGCATGACCCGCGGCCGCAAGCCGAAGCCTACCCACCTGCGGCTGGTCACCGGGAACCCGGGCAAGCGGGCTCTCCCGAAAGCCGAAGCGAAGGTGGTACCGGCGCTGCCGTCGCCGCCGCCACACCTCTCGGACGAGGCCAAGGTCGAGTGGGGCCGGATCTCCGAGGACCTGTTCAAGGTCGGGCTGCTCTCCGGCATCGATCGCGCCGCCCTCGCCGCCTACTGCCAGGCCTACGGACGCTGGGTGCAGGCGGAGAAGTCGCTGGCGGAGATGGCGAAGCGGGACCTGCTCACCGCCGGCCTGCTGATCAAGACGACCAACGGCAACGCGATCCAGAACCCGCTGGTCGGCATCGCCAACAAGGCCGCGGCGGACATGGTCCGGTATGCCGCCGAGTTCGGGATGACACCGAGTGCCCGCAGCCGGATCGACGCAGAAGCGCCCCGTCCGCCGGCGGACCCCGCCTCCGCCTACTTCTGAGGGGCCGGCGGATCCCGCCACCGCATGGGCGCAGGAGGTGGTGGCAGGTCGCGTGGTCGCGGGTCCCCATGTCCGGAATGCCTGCCGTCGCCACCTGGACGACCTGAAGCACGGTCCGCGCCGCGGGCTGGTCTGGGATCTCGAAGCCGCCAACAGGGCGATTCGCTTCTTCCCCGATGTGCTGCGGCTGAACGGGGGGCAGTTCGAGGGCAAGCCCTTCGCGCTCCATCCGTCGCAGCAGTTCCGCATCGGCTCGCTGTTCGGCTGGAAGCGGGCCGACGGCACGCGCCGGTTCCGCCGGTTCTACGACGAGGAGGCCAAGGGGAACGGGAAGTCGCCGCTGCTCGCCGGCATCGGCATGTGGTGCTTGCTGGCAGACAAAGAGCAGCGCGCGGAGGTCTATGCCGCGGCGTCGAAGAAGGACCAGGCGATGGTCCTCTTCCGTGACGCGGTGGCCATGTTCCAGCAGTCGCCGGCGATCGCCTCGCGCCTGACGCCCTCCGGAGGCAACCCGGTCTGGAACTTGGCGGACCTGTCCACCGGCAGCTTCTTCCGCCCCATCAGCAGCGACGATGGGCAGTCCGGTCCGCGCCCGTCCTGCGCGCTCTGCGACGAGGTGCACGAGCACCGCAACGGCACCATGATCGAGATGCTGGAGCGGGGCTTCAAGTTCCGGCGCCAGCCGCTCCTGGTCATGGCCACGAACAGCGGCAGCGATCGCAAGTCGGTCTGCTGGCAGGAGCATCAGCACGCGGTCCGCGTCGCCGCCGGTACCAGGGAGCCCGATGCCGAGTTCACCTATGTCGGCGAGGTGATCGACGACGAGACCTTCGCCTTCGTCTGCAGCCTGGATCCCGGCGACGATCCCCTCGAGGACCCGTCCTGCTGGGTGAAGGCGAACCCGCTGCTCGATGTGACCGTGACGACCGAGTACCTCGCCGGTGTGGTGCGGCAGGCCAAGGCGATCCCGGGGAAGCTGAACAACATCCTCCGGCTTCACTTCTGCGTCTGGACCGAGTCCGACAGCGCGTGGATGGCGCGGCCGACCCTCGAGGCCTGCCTGCACGTTTTCGAGCCCCAGGACCACAGCGGCGCCAGCCTCTACGTCGGCGTCGACCTCTCCGCCACGCAGGATCTGACCGCCATCGGCTTCTGCGTGCCGACCGGCTTCGTCGACATGCCGCGGGACGATGGCACCACCGCCAGGCTCCCGACCTTCGACGCGTGGGTCGAGGCCTGGACGCCAGGCAGCACGCTGCATGAGCGGGCTCTGCGCGACCAGGCACCCTACGACGTCTGGGTCGCGGATGGCTGGCTCAACTCGGTGCCGGGCAAGATCGTCCGCTTCGACTTCGTCGCTGCGCGGATCGCCGAGGTGGCGGGCCTCTACGACATCAAGGCGGTCGCCTACGACCGCTACGGCTTCAAACGGTTCTTCGAGCCGGAACTCGAAAGCTTCGGCCTGACGCTGCCGATCGTGGAGCACCCGCAGGGCGGCAAGAAGAAGGGCGCGGAGAGCGGCCTCTGGATGCCAGGCAGCAAGACGGTGCTCGAGGGCGCGCTGCTCGACGGGCGGATCCGGCTGCTGAACTCCCCGGTCCTGATCTCCGCGATGATGTCGGCGGTGGTCGAAGAGGATGCGTGGGGCAATGCGTGGTTCTCGAAGCGCCGCGCCACCAACCGGATTGACCCGCTGATCGCGCTGGCGATGGCGGTTGGCGCGGCGTCTGCCGGCACCAACCGCGTGCAATCCATCTACGACGATCCATCCGCATGGGATGCCGAGCCGGCTGCCGCGCAGCCTGAGCCCGTCTCTGGCGGCTGGGATGATGAGGACGAGTGGTGATGGCAGGATGGCTCTCGCGCATCCTCGGCGCCCGCCGCTCCACTGAGCGGTATGACCCGCAGGACAGCCGCATTCCGTATCAGGGGCGCACGCTCGCCGGGGTCTATGTGGACCCGGATCGCGCGCTTACGAATAGCGTGGTTTGGGCGTGCGTCGGCTATCTGTCGTCCACCGTGGCGCAGCTTCCATGGCAGGTGAAGCGGGAACTGGCGAATGGCGGGTCGGAGGTTGTGCGCCGGCATCCGGTGGACACCGTCCTTGCTTGGCGGCCGAATCCTGAGTGGTCGCCGTTCCAGTTCCGCGAGACGATGGTCGGATGGGCGCTGCTGCGCGGGAATGGCTACGCGGAGATCGTGCGCGACGCTGCCGGCCGGGTGTCGGAGTTGTGGCCGATCCATCCCGACAAGGTCGAGGTGCGCCGCGACACGGCGACGGATCGCCTGTTCTACGAGGTGCAGACCGGCGCGGGGAAGATCGACCTCGACCCGATGGACGTGTTCCATCTGCGCGGGTTCGGGGATGGGCCGGTCGGGCTGAACGTGGCCGAATATGCCGCGCAGTCCATCGGCTGGGCGCAGGCCGCGGAACTGTTTGGTGCGTCGTTCTTCGGCAACGGCATGAATACGGGCGGCTTCATTGAGGTGAAGTCGGGTCTGAGCGCGGACGGCAAGACTCGGTTGCGCGCGGAACTGGATAGGAAGCATCGCGGGCCGCGCAACGCGAATACGTGGATGATTCTCGACGCTGAGATGACTGCGAAGAAGCTGGCAGCGACGCCGGACGAAGCGCAGTTCGTGGCGACGATGCAGCATCAGGTCGAGACGATCTGCCGTTGGTTCCGCGTGCCGCCGCATAAGGTGATGCACCTCCTGCGCGGGACATTCTCAAACATCGAGCATCAGTCTATCGAGGTCGTGGTGGACAGCGTGACGCCGTGGGTAACGCGGCTGGAGCAGGAAGCTGACTATAAGCTGTTCGGCAGCAACCGTCAGGGGCTCTTCACCGACATCGACCTGACCGGCTTGCTGCGCGGCGATGCAAGCGCGCGCGGCACCTATTACCAGATGATGCGGAACGTCGGCGCGATCAACGCGAACGAAATCCGCGCCCGTGAAGGCATGAACCCTATCGGGGACGACGGCGACAAGTACGTCATGCAGGGCCAATACACGACGCTCGATATGCTCGGGCAAGAGCCCGCCCCGGCCCCCGCTGCGCCTGCCGCACCCGAGCCCGCGCATCAGGAAGACACGCCATCGCAGCAGGCGGCGGCCTGGCGGATCAGCACGATGGCGGCGGCGCTCGACGTGGCCGACCCGGAGACGGTTGATGCCGTTTGACCAGCCGATACAGCCGCAGAACGAGCGCCGCGCGCCGCTGCTGGAGGCGGTGGCGCAGGCGACTGAGCGCAGCATGCGGACGCTTCTGCGGCTGGTGTCGCGGGTGTCGGCGCTTGAGGCGCGCGCGCCCGTTGCTGGCCCGCAGGGCGAGCGTGGTGACGTGGGACCGCAGGGCTTGCAGGGCGAAATGGGGCCGCAGGGTCTCATGGGGCCAAAGGGAGACCGTGGTGAGCCCGGCATTCCGGGCGAGCGCGGCCCGCAGGGCGACATCGGGCCGCGTGGTCTTCAAGGCGTCCAGGGCGAGCGCGGGGAGCCCGGCAAGGACGGGCGCGACGGGCGCGAAGGCCGCGATGGCGTGTCGATTGTTGCCGCGGATGTGGACGAAGCCGGCGCGCTGCTGCTGCGCTACTCGGACGGCCGCGAACATCGGGCGGGGCTAGTCATTGGTCCACCCGGCCCGCGTGGCGCGCAGGGCGATCAGGGGCCGCAGGGTGAGCGCGGCGAAAAGGGCGACCTCGGGCCGCGTGGTGCCAAAGGCGACACCGGCCCAAAGGGCGACAAGGGTGACCGCGGCGAGATGGGGCTTCCGGGCGCTGACGGCCGCGACGCCGAGCTGGTGCTGATGAGCGAGCCCGCGCCGGCCGACCTGACCGCCAAGGACTTGCCGCGCCTGCATTGGCGCGAGTTGCAGATCGGCGCAGCGACGTTTCGTGTGCTGACGCTGGAGGACTGACCCCATGTCCATCGTGATGCGCGCCGCGAAGGGCGACGGCGAAGTCCTGATCTATGACGGCATCGGCGCCGATTTCTGGGGCGACGGCGTGACCGCCAAGGGCTTCGCGAAGGAACTGTCGGACCTCGGCGCGGTCAACAGCCTGACCATCCGCATCAACAGCGGCGGCGGCGACGTGTGGGACGGCATCGCCATTCACGAAGCCATCGCGCGCCACCCGGCGGCGAAGAAGACGGTCGTGGTGGACGGCCTTGCTGCGTCCATCGCGAGTGTCATCGCCATGGCGGGCGACGAAATCCGCATCGCGCCTGGCGGCTTCTTCATGGTTCACAATGCATGGTCGATGAGCGTCGGCGATGCCGCGACCATGCGGAAGACGGCGGAACTTCTTGATAGCGTGTCGGGCCAGATGGCTAACATCTACGCCGCGCGCACCGGCAAGCCGGCCGCAAAAATCAAGGAATGGATGAACGCCGAGACGTGGTTTGACGCAGAGACGGCGGTCAGCAACGGCTTCGCAGACGCCAAATCCCAAGACGTGGTGAAGGTCGCCGCGTCGCTCGACTATTCCCGTTTTCGCAACGTGCCGCGCCAGCTTCGCGGCGCTGTTCCGACGCCACGCCTCGACGCGCTGGCAGCAAAGATCGCGGCAAAACGCCGCACCTAAATTCCGCACCCGCGGAAGGCCCCTATCAGCCCTTGGGCAAGGCTTTGGACCGTCGAGAGACGGCCCGTCCCTGAGATGGAGCCTACCACATGCTCGAAGAGCTGAGGGGGCGGCTTGCCGAGCTGCAGGCCGCCAACGAGTCCTTTGTCGCCACCCTCCGCGACGAGAACCGCGAGCCGACCGAGGAGGAGGCTAGCGAGATCGACGCCCGCCTCGCTGAGATCGACCGCATCACGGCGAACGTGACGCGCATCGAGCGCATCAGCGCCGCTGCGGAGCCGCAGCCCCGCAAGGTGACGCAGGCGGCCCCCGCCGCTGCGGCGCGTCCTTCGGTGCCGGCTCAGGCCAAGCCGAACGCGCGCACCTTCGGCTTCAAGCACATGGGCGAGTTTGCCAGTGCGGTGAAGGCGGCGGTCGGCGGCGATGCCGGCGCGACGGGGCGCCTCCAGGCGGCCATGAACGAGGGCACCGGCTCCGAAGGCGGGTTCCTCGTGCCTCCCCAGTATGCGACGAGCATTTGGGAGAAGGTCATGGGCGACGACAGCCTGCTTCCGCGCTGCGATGTCCAGACCATCGCCGGCAACTCGCTGGTCGTGCCGAAGGACGAGGTGACCCCCTGGGGTTCCAGCGGCCTTCAGGTCTATTGGGAGGGCGAGGCCAGCCAGGCGACGGCTTCCACGCCTTCGCTGGAGGCGACGCAGATCAGGCTCAACAAGCTGATGGGCGTCGTTCGCGTCTCCGACGAGGTGCTGGACGATGCGTCGGGCCTCGATGTCTATCTGCGCAGCCGCGCGCCTCGGGTGATCGCCCAGCGCGTGAACACCGCCATCGTGACCGGCACCGGGGCGGGTCGTCCGCTCGGCCTGCTGAACAGCGATTCGCGCGTGACGGTGGCGAAGGAGACCTCGCAGCCGGCGGACACGGTCATGCACCGCAACATCATCAAGATGTGGTCGCGGCTGTATGCACCCTGCCGTGCAAACGCGGTGTGGCTCATTAACCAGGACGTGGAGCCGCAGCTTCATCAGATGTCGTTCCGCGATGTCGGCGCCTATCCGTCCACTGCGACTGTCGCGCCCTCGCCGGCCTATATGCCGATGGGCGGCGTTTCCGGTTCGCCGTTTGCGACCCTGCTGGGTCGCCCGGTGATCCCGGTGCAGGCGTGCAAGACTCTTGGTGATGAGGGCGATATCATCCTCACCGACCTGAGCCAGTACCTCGTTGCCGTGAAGGCTGGCGGCGTGCAGACGGACGTGTCGATGCATCTCTACTTCGACTACGGCCAGCAGGCATACCGCTTCACCTTCCGCATGGCCGGACAGCCATGGTGGAACACCACCATCAGCCCGGAGAACGGCACAAACACGCTGTCGTCCGTTGTGACCCTGGCGGCTCGCTGATCCTAGTGGGGCCGCCTGAGCGCGGCCCCGTCCTTCCCATCCCGCAGCGCCGCGAGGCGCCGCATCCCAGAGACGGAGTCCTGAAATGGACAACACCCTTGCGCTTGAGCGCATGCAGATTGCGGCTGCCATCGCGCCGCAGGCTCTCACCACTGCCCGCACTGGTTATGTCGCGTCCTTCAAGAACTATCGCCGTATTTTGGTGGTGTTCTTCAAGGGCATCGGCACGGCCGGCGACGACCCGACCATCACGCTTCTCCAGGGGACAGACATCGCCTTCGGCACGTCCAAGGCGATCAACTTCACCAAGGTCTGGACGAAGATGGACCTCACGAAGCTGTCCGATGTGGGGCAGTGGACGGAGACCACGCAGTCGGCGGCCAACACCTACACCGACGCCACCAGCGCCGAGCAAATGGCGATCTGGGCCATCGAGGTGAAGGCCGAGGACCTCGACGTGGACAACGGCTACGACTGCATCCGCGCCAGCATCAGCGATGTCGGCACGAACGCGCAGTACGGCTGCGTCTTCTACATCGGCCTCGACCCGCTGTACCCGGCGTCGCCCGCGAACATGCGCAGCATGATCGCTGACTGATGAGGACAAAGGGTGGCGCGTGGCTGGACATCCAGCCGGCACGGTCGGGCGCTTTGGCCCGCGCCACCCAAGCACAACCGCCTTCGGCCTTCGGGCCGCGGGCAACTTTCATGCCTGGCGCGCGGGTTTACGCAGGCTCGCGCTTCGGCGCTGATCTTTTCGTCGGTGACGGCGCCTCTATCAGCGAGGGCTGCCGGTTCGGTGACCGCTGCGTCGTCGGCCGAAACTCCACGGTCGGTCCGGGTTGCCGGTTCGGCAGTGGGGTCCGCATCATGGACCTGGCGCACATCGTCGGCGGTACCGAGATTGGTGATGATTGCTTCATCGCCATGGGCGTGATGACCTGCAACGACCGCCGGCCGCTACCCTACATCTACGACGAGGCGAGGAATCAGCCGATCCGCATCGGGTCGCGGGTGATGATAGGGGCAGGGGCGATCCTCTGCCCTGGCGTGTCTATCGGTGACGATGCGCGCATCTGCGCCGGGGCGCTGGTGACGCAGGATGTCGGGTCGGGCGTGACCATCAAGGCAGTGCGGGGCTGGGAATCGTGATCGTCGCCAGCTTCTTTGCGCCGCGCCCTGAGCATCCGCGCTGGCGGGATTACCTGCCGGGACTGCATCTGCTTCAGGCGTCCTGCGACCGGCTTGGGCTGCGGCATGTCGTGATCGGGGATGAGCCGGTCGAAGGCTTTGACGTGCTGTCGGTGCCTGACCTCCCGCGGCTGCTGATGCCGGCTTTCGTCACCGGCCAGCGGCACGCCATTGAGACCCTGGACGACGACCTGTTGCTTGTCGGCGCAGATTGCGTGATCGCCAAGCGGCCCGATTATCCGCTTGAGATCGCGGACATCGCGGTGACCCTCGGCGACTTCTGGGACTGCCAACTCAACACGGGCGCTATCTGGATTGCACGGGCCGCGCGGGGCATTGCCGCCGAGATGTGGCGAGCAGCCGAACACGGCATCAAGGATGTCTGGGGCGACGACCAGATTGCCATCTGTCGGCAGTTTGAACCGCTGCCAGACCTCCGCACGCTGCCGACCATCCAGAAGAGGGGAAGCGTGCGGGTCGCCTATCTCCCGGTGGACCCGTGGAACCTGGCGCCAGTCGCGCCGGCTGACGATTGCTCGCATGCCGTGGTGCTGCACTTCCGGGGCAACCGGAAGGAATGGGCGGCCGAATGGTGCGAGAGGTGGATTGACCTCAGGCCGTGAGGCAGATTGGGCCTAGGCAGTGGGTGGATGATGGCACGCCCTGGCCGGAACCCTGGCAGTGGGGGCGGGACTACGAAGGCGAGACGGTTGTCATCCTCGGCAATGGCCCGACACTTGCAGATTTTTCGCCGGCCCAAGTGTCGGGCTATCGGCTGATCGCCATCAACTCGGCCTGTGAATGGGTCGGGCCGTTCGCTGCCACTGGCGACATGCTCTTTTTCCACGACAACTCGTGGAATGAAAACCACCCCGGACACGCGCAGGCATGGCCCGGCTGGATCGTCACCACCAATCGCTACGCAGCCGCCCGTTTGCAGCCCCGTGCGAAGCGCCTGGACGCCACCGCGCTGACTGAGGCTGTCAGGGTGCATCCCGACGCTTTGCACGCCTCCAGCGGCCACACAGCGGCGGCCCTGGCGGCTGCGATGGGTGCCCGCCGCGTGGTGCTGCTGGGGTTCGATGGCGGGCATCGCGCCGGTCGCGCGCAGTGGCACAATTTTTACCGCGAAGGCGATGAGACGGTTTACGCCGAGCGGTTCCTGCCAGGCTGGGATGATCTGATTCCTGGCCTCGCGCGGTACGGCTGCGAGATCGTCAACGCCACGCCGGGCAGCTCGATCAAAGCCGCCCCTTTCCTTGACCTTGCGTCGGCGCTGGCCGGCTGATCGGAGGCCCTATGGTCCGCATCCGCTTTCTTGAGCGCACGGTGTACGACACCAACGGCCCCGGCCTCGGGCCGGTCTATGCGGCCGGCGAAGTGGTCGAGGTGACGCCGGACGTGGCCGAGCGGTGGTTCCGCCGTGGAAAGGCCGAAGCAGTGGCGGACGCGCCCAAGCCTGCCGCAGCGCCGAAGCCTGCGCCCGCTCCGGTTGCCGCGCCTGTCGCTGCGCCCGCGGCAGAGAAGATCGCTCCTGTCGCGTCGCGCGCCGACCGGCGCCCCTCCGTTTAACGATCCCGAAGGTATCCCCACATGCACGACGCTGCAAATGCGGCTGACGCTATCGGCGTCGGCACGGTGATGAATCCTGCGCTGGCCGAGGCGTTCATCGCGCCTGCGATCACCTACGACGTGGAATGCGTCGGCCCGGACGGCGAAGTGAAGTGGACCGAACGCGTTCACAACGTCGTCTGCACCGCCGGCAAGACCGACATCGTTGACAAGTACCTCAAGGGCTCGTCCTACACCGCTGCATGGTACTGCATCCTCGCGGGCGCCGGCACAAAGGCCGCGGGCGACACCCTCGCGTCGCATGCCGGTTGGACCGAAAGCACGCCCTATGCTGGCAACCGCCCGTCGATTACTTGGGGCACCACGTCGAGCGGCAGCAACACCAGCACCGCAGTGTCCATCAGCATCAACGCGACCGCGACCGTGGCCGGCGCTGGCATCTGCACGGTGAATAGCGGCACGTCGGGCACGCTCTACAGCGTGAGCGATTTCTCGGCGTCGCGTTCCGTTGCGTCGGGCGATACGCTCAACGTCACGTTTACAATTTCTGTTAGCTAATGCTAAAGCCCTTCGCCCAGGCGTTCGCGTATAGCGCGAGCAACCAGCCGAGCACTCCATCCGCTAGTTCGTTCGGCACTGGAGTGACGGGCGGGAACAGCGCAAACGGGACGCAGGTTGCTTGGGGTGGCGGCGCGCTGGGCTTTGAGGGGCAACTTCTTCTTGTCAGATGGTGCGCAGGTGCCTCGGCAAACGCCGACACCCGCAGCCTGGTTGACATATTGATAGACCCGGCCGGCGGAACGTCTTGGTCTTCAACACCGCTCGTAAGCGGCATTTTGGCAGGCTTTGGTAACGCGACTGTCCTAACGCGCGAAATGTGGCTGCCGATCCGCATCCCCAGCGGGGCAAACCTCGGTTTGCAGGCGCGCAGCCTGACGACCGGCCGAACGCATCGAGTCATCATGCACGTTTTTGGCGGATACAAAGGCCCAGGGACTTGGCGCTGTGGGTCGCGTGTCGTCAGCATCGGCGTTGTGGAAGCCAACTACAACGGCACGTTGGTAACGCCTGGCGCATCAGGCTCGTGGGGGTCTTGGACCAGCATTCCTGCAGCAACGACGACAGACACCAATCTTTGGGCATTTAACCTCGTTTATGGTGGGGTAAATGGCAGCTCGATGAGCGGCCACGCCTTGTATTTTCAAATGGGCGCGGGGTCACAGGTTCTTGGCGGGGATACGCCGCATTGCTTCGTCAGCAACAACACAAGTGAAGCCGTCACGAACTACGAAAGTTTCCCGGTTTGGCAAGACGTCCCTAGCGGAACGCAGATGCAGGTGCGGGCCAAGAACAGCACGACATCGCCGCAGGACAGTGGCGTTGCACTTTACGCGGTGACGGGGTGACGCATGGCGATTGCTGAATATGCCTCGGGCACGTTTTCGCCTGGTGCCACGTCCACAAGCTGGTCGGGCTTGAGCGGCGCGAACACCGACGACCGCATCATCCAGATTTTCTTTGACTGCAATGCGCTGGCGGCTGGCGACGTGGTAGAGCTGCGAGTGACTGAAAAGGCGTTGTCGTCCGGGACGGCGCGTGTCTGTTGGGTGGCGACTGCTGCAAATGCGCTATCGGAGCCGATGATCGTCTCGCCGTCGATGATTGTGTTGCACGGCTGGACGGTGGAAGCACGGCAGACGACCGGCACGGTGCGATCATTCCCCTGGTCAGTGCGGGCGATTTCCTGATGCCGGCGACGACGTATCGCGTTTTTCAGCTTCCTAACTTCTCGGGCGGCTGGGATCAGGTTGGCCCACCGCTCCAGGCGGGCACTGATCGCCTTTATGGCGTTTTGGCGCATACGTGGAATATCACGGTAAAGCCGAACGACATTAGCGTATCGCAAGGCTGGGTGGTGGTGAGGATGACTGATCGCCTACCCCTGGACCTTGAAACGCATCTCGGACTAACGCCGAGCTAACGCCATGATGCCCTATGGCATCCTCGTACCTGGCGGCGGCCAACAGCAGGCCGTCACCGGGACAACGTACAACGACACCCTTACCGATACGGCGACCGGCGGCGAAACCGCTGCTGGCGCATCTACAGTTGCCCCGGCACTTACCGACACAGTATCCGGCGCCGACACTGCTGCGGCATCTGCGACTTTTGAAGGCGGCACGCTTTCCGAAACCGTCACCGGGGCCGACAGCGTCTCGGGCGGAATTGTCTTCTCCGATACGCTATCCGACAGCGCGGGCGCAAACGATAGCGTTTTAGTCGCGGGCACGTTTGATGCCGGGACGCTTTCTGACGCTATCACTGGCGCCGATAGCGCGGACGCGCTGGTTACCGTCGAAGGCGCGCTATCCGACAGCGCCACGCCGGCCGATACGGCAGCGGTCGCGGTCACTTTTAACGCGGCGCTTTCCGATACTGCCTCGGGCGCGGATACCGCGGCAGGTGGCAGCCTTTATCCCGACACGCTTTCCGAGACTGTCACGGGCGCAGACAGCGTCCTAGTTGCGGGCACCTTCAACGGCTCGATTGCTGACACAGTCGCGGGTGCCGACGCGCTGGCGGTTAGCGCGACCTTCGTCGGCGCGCTGGCGGACAGCGGCACTGCTGCCGATGCGGTCTCGGACGCACAGATTCTCGTCGGCGCCGCGAGTGACGCAGTCACGGGCGCGGACGCGGTGTCGGTCGTCGCCACGATTGCGGGTGCGCTGTCCGATGCTGCCACTGGCGCGGATACGGCATCCGCGGCGGCGACGTTCAACCCGAGCCTAAGCGACAGCGCGTCCGGGTCTGACACAGCGTCCAGCGCGCACACTGCGGGCGCCAGCGTTTCTGAGACCGTCGCGGGTGCGGACAGCGTCGCTGCCGCGGCTACCTTCAACGCATCTGTTGCAGATGACGTAACTGCGGCGGACGTATCTCGCGCGGACCAGAACGACGCGATTACGGAAGATGTCGCGGCAGCGGACTCTGTCGCTGCGGCCGCAACGCTGGTCCCGTCCGCGTCTGACGCGGCAACGGGGGCCGATACTGCCGTCGCCGCGGTTACGGTTGCTGGCGCGCTTTCTGACACCGCCACTAGCGACGATGCGATTGCCGCCGCTGCTACCTTCGTCGGGTCGGTTAGCGAAAGCGGCACGGGTTCGGATACCAGCAGCGGCGCGAACAGCATCGCTCGCACGGTGTTCGAAGATGTCGCGGCGGCTGACAGCCTTGCGGAAGATGCGACGTTTGCGGCTGCGCTCTCCGATACCGGCACGGGCGCTGAGACTGCCGCTGTCACGGCCACATTTGAAGCATCGTCCACCGACGCAGTAACCGCATCAGACGCAGTTGACGACTTCCTGATCGGCTCGACGCTGAGTGATGCAGCTTCAGCGACCGACGCGGTCTCTGTGGTGCTGATCGCGGTCGTCTCGGTCAACGACGATGTCACCGCCGACGACGATTCCTGCTTCCTGCCGGTGTCGCGTCCGCGCACCACGCCAGGCCAAGCGGCAGCACGCAACCCGGCGGCTCAGGCAACCGGACGGGCTTCGGCAGGAACGGCAACGGCGCGCGGAACCGCAGGACAGGCGACAGCACGAACGACTGCCGGGCGTGCTGATCCGAGATGTTGCTAGGGGCATCCCATGCTGACCATCGTGACCCCGGCAGATTCCGAACACCTGACGACGCTGGCCCGCGCGAAGACCGAGCTGGGCATTACGGTGTCCACCTATGACAACCAAATCCTCGACCATATTTCCGAGGCGTCCAGCCTCATTGCTGAATACTGCGGACGGGACGGTTTTGGGCGTGCATCCTACGAGCAAACCGAGCGCCTGACGTGTGCCGTGCCGCACATCATCCTAGACCGCGACATCAATGTGGAGATCACGGCGGTAACGGTGGACGGGACCGCGCTTGATGCTGCCGACTATGAGGTGGATGGCTCGCTTCTCTACAAGCTTGAGGATGACGAGCGCATCGCGTGGGAAGCCTATAAGACGGTGATCGAGTACGACGCCGGCTATGATCTTCTCGACAGCATGCCTTTTGCCATTGAGCGGGCATGCCTGGACATTGTGGTAAATCTCTACCGCGGCGCCGGCCGGGATGGGGCGGTGCGGATGGACAGCGTCGAGGGCGTCGGGTCGGTGGCGTATTTCGACGTTCGGTCGAATGCGGGCGTTATGCCCCTGTCGGCTGATCGCATTCGCGCGCTTGACCGCTACAAGCTTTGGGCGATCCGGTGACACCCGCCGCCGCAATCGCCATGCTGGACCGCCAGATCGCGCAGCACGGCGAGACCGTGACACTGACGCGCATCGGCACCCCGGACGTGACGCTCGATGTGCAGGCGTTCGTTCGGCGTGCGGTTGTCGATCCGCTGGTGCCAGGCGGCGACCCCGCGCAGTATGGGACCGTCGTTGTCCTGAGCCCGACCGGCCTGACGACCTTTGTGCCGCCGCTGCGCCTGGACCAGATCACAGTCGGCGGCCGGGACGCGCTGATCGAGGAAGTCGAGACGGTGCGGATGGCAGACGAGGTCGTCCGCTACAACCTGCGGATCAAGGGCTGATGTTTACTCGCCCCGCTCTCGCAAGCTTTACGCGCGAAATCACGGTGGCATCACGCGGGCTGTCGGGCGAGGCGGTCAGCCGCGCGATTGCGACAAAGGCCCGCCAGCACATTGCGCAGGTCGAGCGCGACGCGACGGCCAGGTCCGGCGGTATTGAGCCCGGCAAGGTCACCATCGTTGACGGTCGCAAGACCGACGCGCTGGAAACGGTGAAGCCGTCCGGCGCCATCATTATCCAGTGGGACTACATGACCGAGGCAGCTAACCGGGTCGTGCAGTTCCTCACGAGAAACGGCCCCGAGCGTAGCGGCGACTGGAAGAAGGCAATCACGATCTACGTGGACGACACGCCGCACCCGCGCCGGCAGCCGATCCCGGTCGGGGCGCAAGAGGTGGTGGTCGCGGTGCCGATTATCTACGCGCGCAAGCTGGAGGTTGGCCGCGACAAGGAAGGCGGCCCCTTTACGGTCGAGGTGCCGCGGCAGTTCATCACGGAACACGCACTTGCGGCACTGAAGCCGGCGCTGCGAAAGCTAGGCTTTGACGCCCGCGCTGCGTGGGTGCAGCACGCAACCGGCAAGGGCATTCCGCTCGCTCGCCGCAGCAGCGACAGCCGCCGCGCGCGGGCCGAGCGCAGCGACGCAATGCGCTTCCCTGGCATCGCCATACGTCGCAAGAGCGGCCCGCTGTGAGCGGCCCCTACGCCGACGCGAACACAGCCATTCGCGCGCTGTGGACTTCCGACTTCTCGACCAGCGTTTCCGGCGCTGTCGTGCGCTGGGCCGAGAACGCAAACGAGACCATCCCGGCGGCTGACTATTGGCTGCACAACGAGGTCGAGTTCACCTCTGAGGACATCGTCGCGTTTGGCGGCGGGCGCGCGCTGAACGAGCGCGAAATCTTCGGCCGCGTGTGCGTTCTGGTCATGTCGCGCCGAGGCCGTGGGGAATCGTCCGGCTTGACGCTGCTGGACGACGCGCTCGCCACCTTCCGCAGCAAGCGGAGCGGCGGCCTGTCCTTCGTTGGCGCGTCCGCCATGCCTGACCCTGCGCCGTCTGCTGACGGGCTGTGGTGGGTCCGTACTGGCATCGCTTCTTTCACGTATCGCTTCCAGGGCTAACGCCCCGGACGACTGCCCCATCGGCCCTTGGGCAAGGCTGTTGCAGCGCCGTGAGGCGCCGCGTCCCATAGATGGAGCCCTCCCATGGCCCTGGCCGAAGGCAGCGCAATTCGGTTTGCGTACAAGTTCTATGCGTCCGGTACGATGGACAACAACGACGAGGCGGACACCGGCACCGATCCCGGCGCGTCCGGCGCGCAGACGCTTCGCCGCGTTTCGGCATCGCTGAACCTCCGCAAGAACGTCGTCGCCTCGCAGGAAATCCTATCCTCGCGCCAGGTCCGCAGCGCGCGGCACACGACCCGCCGCGTCGAAGGCAACATTGCCGGCGAGCTGTCGCCCGGCACCTACGCCGAATTCATCGAAGCCGCCATGCGCGGCACGGGCGCGGCGCTGGTAGCGGTGTCGATCACCGAATCCGACTGCACCAGCGTCACCGCGGACAATGCCACCAGCAAGTTCACTTTCGCCAGCGGCAACCCGGTGACGCTCGGCTTACGGATCGGCGGCATCATCCAGTTTGCCAGCCTTTCGGTCGCCGCGAATAACAGCGTGCGCTACGTCATCACCGCATTCGGCGGCACGAACAACCGCGAGGTCACCGTCTATCCGGCGCCGACCGATATGACGGCCGACACCACCTTCACCCTGACCACGCCGGGCCAGTCGGTCACGGTGCCGTCCTCGTCGCACGTCTCGCGCAAGGTGGCGCTGGAGCGGTACGACACCGACCTCGACCGTGCGCGCCTCTATACCGAATGCCGAGTGACCGGCTTCTCTGTCGCGGTGCCGGCGGACGGTATCGCCACCATCACGACCAACTTCCTCGGCCGCAGCCGGACGACGCTGTCCGGTGGCTCGGCGCCATACTTCAGCAGCCCGACCGCGATGACGACGACGGAGGTCGCCAACTCGCTGAACGGCGTACTGATGATCGACGGTACGGCGCAGGGCGTGGTCACCGGGATCAACATCAACTTCGCCATGGAAGCGGACGCCCCGGCGGTTGTCGGGCAAGCGTTCGTGCCAGACGTGCTGCTTGGCACTTCTACCGTCACGGGCGACTTCACGGCGCTGGTTGACGATGCCGACGCGGTCAACACCGCGTTTGAGAATGAGAGCGAGATTTCTATTCTCGTCTATCTCACCTCGGGCAGCAGCACGGCCGACGCGATCAGCATCTACCTGCCGCGCGTGAAGGTCACGGGGGCCGAGGAAAACGCGCAGGGCGGAACGTCGCAGATCATCAGCGGGCAGTTCCAGGCGCTTGAATACACCGGCTCCGGCGCCGGCATTGCGACTTCGACGGTGCGCTACACCGACACCGCCTGGTCGTAATCGAGACCGGCCCGGACAGCCGGCAGCGCGTCCGCGCGCGCAGACAGGCGGGGGCATGCCGGTGCCCCCGCCACCTTCCCCGGCAGGAAGACAATGCCCTCACCCTTCGATGCCCTCGCGCTCCCCATTGAGCGCACGGGCCGGCTTATGCTGCTTCACGGCGTCACCTTTGAACCCCTCCGCGACGAAGCGGGCGAGCAAGGGTGGATCGAAACGCTGTCGCTCGAGAGCGAAGAAGCGCAGGCGCACCGCCTTTGGCGCGACGACGAAGAGCGCAAGCTAGGCCGCTACTTCAACGCCGCCGAGGAATGGAAGGTCGCGGGCGAGTTGTTCGCCAAGCTGACTAAGGATTGGCACCTTGTCGGCCTCGACGGCCGCGCGCTCGCCATACCCTGCACCTACGACGCCGCGGTGCAGCTCTACACGCACACGGCGACGCGCTGGCTTCGGCAGCAGGTGCAAAACCACATTCAAACGCGGTCTAACTTCTTCCCTTTGGCTGGGTCGATGCCGTCCGCGAGTGGGCACGGCATCAGTGGTGGCTCGACCAGCCCCTCAAGCGAGGCGGCACCCGACGCGCCATCTACGAGCGAGCCCAGGCTGCCACTGGACGACGAAGCCTAACACTCAATCAATACCAGCAGCCGCCCGGTTCTGACGGCGTGTGGCGCGCGTTCACCGAGTTGGACGCCGTCCGCCAATACACCGATAGCGGCTTTGGCCAGGCGCTCCAGCACCGCGACGTTGAGGCGTGGTGCCGCACGATGCGCTTTCCTCTCCACCCGGCAGAGATCGTCGCTGTTTTGCTGCTGGACGGTGAGCGCCGCCGCTTTGATGCGGAGGACCGCCGGAAGGCTGCCGACAGCCTCGATGGGGACGACGAATGAGCGGTTCCCTGAGCGCGGTCGAACTGCAAGCCATCATCACGGCTTCGCTGAACGCCAGCAATTATGTGCAGGGCGGTAAGCAGGTCGAGGCAGCAAACGCCAGCATGCAGCGGTCAGGCGAGGCAGTCGTCGGGTCGCAAGAGAAGATTACCCGCGGCGCGCAGAATGCGGCGCGGGCTTACGTTGACTGGAAGATCAAGACCGACCCGCTCGCCAAGGCGACGGTAGAACTTGCCAACGCGCAGGCTCTCCTCGACCGCAACCTGCGGCTTGGCCTCGTCACTCAGGAACAGCATACCCAGGAGCTTGCCAAGGCAGAGGCCCGGTTCAAGGCCACCGCTGCCGCCGCATCTACGACCGCAAACGCTTTCGGCGTTACCGCACGACAGGCCCAGCAATTGGCCCCGCAGATCAACGATGTCGTCACGTCGTTGCTCGGCGGGGCTTCTGCGTTTCAGGTGCTCACTCAGCAGGGCGGCCAGATCACGCAGGCCATGGGTGGCGTCGGCAACACCTTCCGCGCGCTCGCCGGCTTGTTTACGCCCATGCGCGTCGGCGTGCTGGCGGTCGGCGGCGCCATGGTGGCAAGCCTTGTCGCCTTTGAAAGCACGGAGCGGCGCGTCGCCACGCTGCGGGGGCAGCTTCGCGGCTACACGTCCGACTATGAAGACCTGGCGCGTGTGCTGGACCGGCAGGCGAAGCGGCAGAGTGAAAGCCTGCCGGGTGTGTCGGGTGCGGACGTGCGGACGGCAACCGGCCGGCTCGCGCAGGTCATCACCAGCGACGACCGCGACAACCTGTCCGACTATGTGCGCCTGACGACCGACCTTGCGCGCAGTCTGGACACGGACCTTTCCGGCGCCATCTCGCGCGTGACGAAGATTATCCGCAGCCCGGCCGAGGCGGCGCGCGACTTGGCAGAGAACGGCGTCCGCGGCTTCGATGAGCAGTTCCGCCGCCACATCGAGTTGATGGAACGGGCGGGGGATCGGGCCGGCGCAACGGCCGAGGTCATCAAGCGGCTGCGCGAGGTAGTGCAGGGCGCGGCGCAGGACGGGTCGCCGCTACAGCGGTCGCTGTCGGACCTGTCCAAAGAGTTCGAAAGCCTTTGGAACACGATCAAGGACGGCCTGGCAGGGCCGGCGGCGGGCTTCACGTCATGGCTTGCCACCGTCATGCGCGCGAACCGCGAAAACGGGCAGGCGCAGCAGCTACCTGACGGCATGTCGCTGTTTCAAGTGCTGACCGGCCGCGGCGGCAGCACATCGGCCGCCACGCCGCCCGCAGCCATCGCGCCGCATCTGGCCGAGGCGGCCCGCCTGACCGGACTCGACCCGGAACTGCTGGCCCGCGTGCAGCGTGCCGAGGGGCGGCTCAACCCGGATGGGTCTTGGGCTTCTAGCAGTGCAGGCGCGCGCGGCCCGATGCAGCTTATGCCGGGCACTTTCGCTGAGGTGGCGCAGCGGTACGGCATCCAGGGCGGCATTGACGACCCGCGCGCGAACACCATGGCGGGCGCCTACTACCTGCGCGACCGCCTGCAAGCGCGCGGCGACGTTGCGCTGGCACTGGCCGATTACAATGCCGGCCCCGGTCGCGTGGATCGCGTGCTGGCCGGGCAGGCGACGCTTCCTGACGAGACGGCGCGGTATGTCCGCGGCATCCGCAGCGGCTACAGCGGCACCGGGCTCGAGGCGGCGAACAGCAACGCCCCCTTTGTCTCCGAGTATGGTAGCGGCCCCTTTGCGTCTGGTGGCAGCACGACGGGCGGCCAGACCGCGGCTCAGCGCGAGTTCGACCAGGCCACCCGCCGGATGCGCGATGCCGGCGGCCCGACCGTTGATCGCCAGAACCTTGAAGCCACACTCCGTCAGCAGCAGGAAATGCAGGCGCAGACAGAGCGCGGCACGACGGCATGGCGCGAGTGGCAGGACGCCATCGACAAGACCAAGGCAGCCCTGGTCGGGCTTGAGACGCCGGTCGAGAAGACCATCCGGCAGTTCCGCGATCAGGCGACGGTGGCGAACACCGCCGAGGGCTTCACGCGCGACCTTGCCCGCGCATATCAGCAGCTTGATGAGACCGCCCGCAGCCAGCGCGGGACAGCCGCGACGCCCGAGGAACAGGCGGCGGTACGAAATGCACTGCTGGCCGAGCGCAGCGCGGGCCTGCGCGACCTGGGCGCCGAACTGACTCGCCAGATTGAGGCAGAGACGAAGCTGGCCGAGGCGCAGCGCGGAGGCGTTGCGGCCATGCAAGAGCAGGCCGCGGCGAACCGGGCGCGGGAAGAAGTCCGCAAGATGGGGCTTCAGGGCACGGAGCTTGAGGCGTCAGCCATCGAGAGCCTGACGGCCAAGTATCGCGACCTCGCCCGCGCGCAGCAGTCCAGCCAGGTCGCCGGCCTTCTTCAGACCCAGCAGCAGCAACTTCAGCTTGCGCGCGACGAACTATCGTCCATCGGCATGTCGCCTGCCGAGAGCGCGCGCCGCAACGCCGAGATTCAGGCGCGCGGCGCGCTCGAGTTCCGCTTCGGCGCAGGCGCAGCCGATAACGCGAGCGGCCAGGAATACATCCGCAACGCGATGCAGATGGCCGACCTCCGCACGCAGGCGCGATACCTTAACGAGATCGCCAACTACGGCCGTGAGGCTGCGAGCATCCTTGTGGACGGCTTCCGGCAGTTCGCTTTCGAGGGCGCCAAGGCGAAGGACGTGCTCAAGAACATGGAGCGCGCGTTGCTGGACCTCGGCACACGGGCGCTTGTGTTGAAGCCGCTGGAGCAGGCGCTTGGCTCGCTGTCGGTCAAGCTGTTCGGCGGCGCCACGGGCGGGGCGGGCAGCAGTGGCGGTCTGGGCAGCCTGTTCAGCGGCGTCGGCAATCTCTTCGGCGGCGGCACATCGGCCGCCGCAGGCGCCGTCGCAGGCAATGCGGTCACGCCGATAGGTGAGGCGTTTGCTGGGTCGCTGGTGTTCCACCGTGGCGGCATCGTGGGCAATGACAACGCCCCCGTCCGCATGGTGCCGGGCGGCCTGTTCCGCGGCGCCCCGCGTTTCCACACAGGCGGCGGCTACCTGGCGCGCGACGAGTTCCCCGCAATCCTCCAGATGGGTGAGCGCGTGCTTACGCAGCGTCAGCAGGCGGCGACGGTCGCGGCGGTCAAGGGCGGCCGGAACGTGACCGTCATCCAGAACATCAAGACCGACGATCCCGGCGCCTTCAACCGCAGCCGGGACCAGATTGCCCGCGGTCAGGCGCGGGCCTTGCAGCGCGCATCGCGGAGCGCCTGACGCATGTCTTTCCACGACCTACAGTTCCCGGCGGGCATTGCCGAAGGCGCCGAGGGCGGCCCGGAGTTCTCCACCTCTGTCATCATCAGCAGCGGCGGCCATGAGCAGCGGCAAGCCAACTGGGCAACACCGCGGCGGCGCTGGAATGTCGGCACCGCCATTGTGGACGATACGTCCTACAACGCTCTTTATGCCTTCTTCCTGGCGTGCGGCGGCAAGCTGTCGGCGTTCCGGTTTAAGGACTGGTCGGACTACGAGGTGACGCGACAGCAGATCGGCTTGACCGATGGCAGCGACGCGACGTGGCCGATATATAAGACTTACACCAGCGGCAGCACGTCCACCGCGCGCTATATCACTCGCCCGGTGAGCGGCACTGTGCGTGTCTGGGTGGACGGCACGGAACGCACGCTAGGCGGCGGTGGCAGTGAGTTTCAGGTCAGTCTGACGACTGGCGTCATCACGCTCGGGGCGACGCTGGCGGCGCTCTCGGCAAAGACCATCGAGGTCTATTGCGAATTCGACGTCCCGGCGCGCTTCGACATCGACCACTGGCCCTTGAGCCTCAAGTCCTACAGGATCGGTGAAGTCGCGGACATCCCGGTTGTGGAAATCCGCGAATGAGGTCCGCATCGGCCGGGATGATCTCGCACCTTGCGGGCGAGGAACAGAAGCGCACGACGCTTTGGCGCATCGTGCGGACTGACGGCGAGATATTCACATTCACCGACCACGACGAAGACGTTGTTTACGGCGGGGAAACCTACGCAGCGGCGCTTGGCTACAAGCGCACGGCGATGGCCGGCGGTAGCGATCTTGCGGTCGGTGGCGGCGACGTGCTGGGCATGCTGGACGACTCCAGTATCAGCATTACGGAACTGCGCGCCGGGCTCTGGGATCATGCGGAAATCCGCATCTTTGATGTCAACTGGTCAAACCTCGCCCAAGGCGAAATCAAGACAACGCGCGGATGGCTGGGCGAGGTCATTGCCCGCGACGACGGCAGTTTCAACGCCGAACTGCGCGACCTGGCGCAGCCGCTCCAGATCACGGTCGGCAGTTACTTTCAGGCCGAGTGTCGTGCCGACCTGGGCGACAGCCGCTGTACCATCGACCTGACGCCCGGCGGCTCTTGGACCCAGACGACCAGCATCGCCACGGTGACCGATAGCGTTACGCTGGTCTTGGCGAACGACGGCATCGGAAGCTTTGCCGATGGGTGGTTTGAGGGCGGCGTCTGCATTTGGAACAGCGGCACGAATGACGGCGTGAATCGGGAAATCCTCTCTTGGACTTCGGCAAGCCGGACGCTTGTCCTGCTGGCGCCGCCGCCCTTCACTCCGTCCGCTACCGATCAGCTCTACCTCCAGCCCGGATGCGACAAGCGCCGGGTGACGTGCCGGACGAAGTTCAACAACGCGCTTAACCACCGCGGCGAGCCATCGCTGCCGGGGCCGAACGCGATCATCAAGACGCCGAACTTTACGTGACCCTGGACGAAGCCGCGCGCCGCTGGCTCGGCACGCCCTGGCGCCACCTTGGGCGCAACAGAGCAGGGGTGGACTGCATCGGTCTTATCCTGCTGTCGGCGCTGGAGTGCGGGCACGATATTCCAGACCCGGCGCCCTACGCGCGTGAGCCGACCGATAACCGGCTGGTGCAGGGCATACAGGCGCACGCAACGCGCGTCGGCGGCGCCGAGCCGGGCGACGTGTTGTTGTTCCGCTGGGGGCGTCTGGCAGCGCATGTCGGCATTGCTAGCGTGCATACGGTCTATGGCGGCCCAAGCGTGATCCACGCCGCCGCCAAATACGGCGAGGTCTGCGAGCATCTGATGGCAGCAGACATTCTCGCAGCGCACGTCGCCACCTATCGCATTCGAGGCTAGCTGATGGCCAAGCTAGGCGTGACAGCAGCCGGCGCGGTAGTCGGCGGCGTCATCGGTTCCTTCGTCGGCAATCCGATGCTTGGCGTTCAGCTCGGATGGGCTGTCGGCGGCCTAGCGTCATCGTTCGTCGGCAACAAGGATCAGCAAGGGCCGCGCCTTGCCGAGCTGACCATCCAGGGTAGCGCCTACGGTAACCCGATCCCGCTGGTATCCGCGCGCGCCAAGCTGGCCGGTAACGTGATCTGGTGTGGCAAGATCATAGAGCGCAAGTCGAAGAAGCGTGCCGGCAAGGGCGGTCCGAAGGTCGTCAACTACACCTATTTCTTGAGCTTCGCGGTCGGTCTTTGCGAATGGCTGAATGACCCGGTTGATCCTGGCGTCCTGCGCATCTGGCTTGATGATAAGCTGGTCTATGATGCCACCGGCTCCAGCGAAGTGACGAAGGTCTCGGGGCTCACCTGGCGCTTCTACCCAGGCAGCGCCACACAAACGCCGGACCCGTTGATCGAAAGCAAGCTGGGCACCGACGACGCGCCCGCGTTTCGCGATATGGCTTATATCGTGTTTGAGGAATTGCCCATCGACAGTTTCGGCAGGCGCATGCCGAACGTCACGGTGGAACTCAGCGCCGAAATCGCGCTCACCTTCCCGCAGGTCAACGCCACCGGCCCGACTTCGCCCGAATTCCCGACCGACCCGAGCGGCAACACATATCATGTTGATTGGCCGACCTCCGTTGCCGTCGATTTCAACCGCGGTCGCATCTACCAGGGGCGCACGCGCACAACCGGCTATACCGGCATTCCAAACGACGAGGTGATCCGGGTCTATTCCCTGACAACGATGGAGACCCTGGCCGAATACAAGATGGGCGACATGGTCGAGCATCTGTTCGGCACTGGCGAAACGCCCAGCACAGCGACGGTCGGCGCTGGCATTATGCACATGGGCGTGGATGGCTATCTCTACGTCACGGGCGGCGACGATAGCCGCACATGCCTGTGGAAGATTGACCCGGACGCCATGCGCGCGGTCGGCGTGTTTGGCCCTGTGGAGGGTGGCGGCAACCTCGGCAACGACAACGGCACGCGCTTGTTGCTGCCGATGGCGATTCAGTCGGTCAGCATCGGCGGCGGCTCCAAGCGGGTTGTCTGCGTCCAGGGTTCCTATTCGGTCGTCGTCATCGACTGCGACACGATGGAATACATCTGGGGCGCTTACGACGTATCAATCACGCCGCCGCCGATTAACTGCGCGCTCGGCATTGCTCCGCTCACATATCCCATCATCATGGTGCCGGGCGCGCAGGACGGCGACGAAGGCGAGCTTTGGTATTTCCGCGGGTCTAACGGCACGTCGCCATACGAGATCGAGGTCATCCGCCTGCGGTTCACGACTGGCGCGACGGACATGGGCGCGGGCGTGGCGGCTGGTGTGCAGCGGACGAACTATACCGCGATTGACTTCGACGCCATCGACGCCAGCGCGTCCTATTGCCTCATGCAGTGCGCCTATTACGACCCGACCGACGAGACCTTCGTCCTGACGGTTGCAGGCGCCGGTAGCCCCGGCACGAGTTGGTCCCGGTTCACCACGTTCAAATGGTCGCCCGTGTCTGGCGTGGTGTGGTCGGTGGTCAACCATAACCTGCCGGCTCAGCACGACGGCCGCGGTGCAAACGGGCGGGCGTTGTCGAATATCTGGGGTCTCGCCGGCAACTTCGTGGTGACGCCGAGCAACGGTGACACCGTGCTGGATCAGGCCGG